GCGAACCCGTAGAGAAGAAAGCTCACGCCGCGCCCCCTGACGGGGTCGAGGGCGTGGCAGACCCTGGCGCAGCGCCGGCGCCATTCGGCGCGGGCGGTGCGCCAGGATCAGCCAAGCCCTTCAAGAAGGACTCCAACTGCCCGGACACCGCCGCGGCCTCGACCTCACGCCAATTGGCGTACTGCTCACGAACAGGGCGAGGCAACTCCGACCACGCGGCCTGGGCGCGCTCAACCAGGTCATAGGCCTTGGTCAAGTCCATCGTGTAGTCCACAGAATTGGCCTCAAACGGCAGACCCGCGCCAAACCGCCGAATCTGGAACTCAAGGTCGGCCTCCTCCTTGAATTCTTGGCGAGCGCGGTCTTCTGACGCCGGGCAAACCAGGCCAGGACCAGGGACATCATCCCATACGACCATTTGGTCACGCAGAACGGGCTTGGGCATACACTACCTCCGACGAATGATGGGGGGGGCCACGACACGGGCCATAGGATTAGCCAACGGGGACAACGCCTGGAGCAAACCACCCGCGCCCTTGGCGGCGGCACCACCACGACCAAGACTATCCCAAAGAGCGGCATTCGCCTTGGCCTCGGGAAGCAAATACTTACCTAGCGCGGCCTGCTGTTGAGCCTGCTGAATCATGTACGGCTGAATCGCCTTCTGAAGCTGAACATTCTGATTCGAAACGGAAGCACTAGCCCAGGCGGCATCCGCATTCGCGGACGCGGCCTGGGACTGAGCCGACTGCAGTGAGCGACTCGACCTGGAGTTGGCCTCCAACTGCTCGAGCTCAATGCGATTGCGGCGAGCATCCTGGGCAGAAGAAATCCCCGCGCCGAGCGAATCGCCCTGGGGGATCATAGAACCCCCAGGGCTAGACGCGGGGCGGTCATACGCCAGGGCGGGGTTCAACCCCGCCGCCGTGTAATCGGCTACAGAACGCTGAGCGGCCGTCGAGGACATGCGCTCCGAAAAGCGCATGGACTCACGGGACATCTGACGATTAGCGCGGTTAGTCTGCATCTGGCCGCCCACGCCCAGGAGACCCATGCCAACGTCAGTTAACCAACCCACTAGAACCGCCCAAGCATGACGGGAGTGCCGTACGCCGGAATCGGACGCGTAGCCTCCACATCGCAAACGATGTCGAACAGGTACTGCACTCCGGCGGCGGCACCACCCGCCGCCAGGACACGCGCCATTGGCGGGTCGTCACCGATGAACGTATCACCCAGGACAGGAGCGCCCACGAACTGCTGAGACAAATGCCACTCGTCAATATTCGACGCGGCAGTGGGACGGAAACGGGACGTGACCTGGGAATACATCTGACGCATCTCCTCCCACCGAGCCTGATAACCGAAGACCAGGTTATCAGTGGCGGGAGTGCCAGAGGCAAAAATCTCGCGACGAAGGACAGCCTGCTCACCCAGGCCCGCGAGAGAGGGGACGTAGAAATCGTACTTAGTACGCCTATCCCACATCTTGTGGATGCCCTGGGAATACGACAACTCGGACTTGATGGAGATAAGCCCGATGATGAAGCCGTCCTCGACAGAGGCATACGAAGCGGAGTGCGAACCGGAAGCCGTGCCCGCCGCGCCGAGCGTCCCGAGGCCCGAACCGCCAGTAGCGGTTTGCGCGATCGGCGTGAAGATAAGCGGAGTCATGCCGCCCCCGATGTACTCGGGACGCTGCAGACGCGCATCCGGCGAGGTGACGCCGAAATGCATCTTATTACGCTCGACATAGCGCGTACCACCACGGGAGTCCTTCTCCAGGTACTGCTGAATCAGGAACGCCTGGCGAAAGAGGTTGACAGACGCCTGGGCAAAGACATCAGGCGCACCCGCAATAGTGCGAGCGACGATAGTGCCGCCTGCACCGGACTGGAATCCCTGAGCGTACGCAATGGGAACACCACCAGAAGCGAAGTCCACGACCGAACCAAAAGCCGCAGGCGCACCCGCCGCGACAGGGAAGCCCAAACCGGAGATGGGCGAGTTAATAACCGGAGCAGTGAACTTCTGCGGCGCCGGGAGCGCACCCGTGAAGTAGTCAAAGGACTTGGCCCTACGACGAAGAGGGAAGAAGGCTTCCGTCTGTGCGGCGTCACCCAGGGACTCGGACGCGGCATTCTGCAGGTTCTCGTCACGGAACCACATGTTCCAAATCATGTTGTACGCACGGAACGGAAACGCAGACACCGAGAGAATCGCGCCAGGCTGACCGACAGTAGGCAGACCCAAATGGTCGCCCAGGGAATTCACCGCGAAGCCCAGGCCAGTAGACGTAACCTGGGGAACGGTGAAGGCAATCGAATCGGCAGGGCCAGTGGGCTGTTCGCCCAACATCTTGACCCAGTTGAACCACATGATGCGGTTCGGGACAAAGAAGAAATGCGTGTCAATACGCTGTGAATCCATCAGCGGAAACAGCGGAGTAGCAGAGCGCACGAACGGCTGAGCGTTGATGCGGAAGTTGTCTCCAGGGAGAACTTCCATGCAGAAGAACGGATACAGAATACCTGCGTCACCAGTCTTCTTGTGATTGAAACCCATCTTGAACGTGGAGCGCGGAACATCGCCGCGCTGCACGATGGACGCATCTGCCTGGCTCACCAGGCTACGAACAGGAAGGTCGTAAGACACGACTTAACCCTCAAGGAGGTTGAGTTGCGGAGCGTGTGATCCCTGCGGGGTCACACGCTGCCGCGAAGAAATCCATGCGGCGGCGGTCACAACAACACGGACAGACGTACCGATGACGGGCGTGATGTCATCAGCGTCATCGTCATCGTGATACTGACCACAACACACAAGCTCGAAATCGTCGGCGTAACGGGCAAAGGGAGAGTCCTTGCCCTCAATGGCCGCACCGAACTCGCGGATAGCCACCACATCGTTCTGGATAGCCATTAGCGGCCCGTAAGACTTGGCCTTGGTATCACGAATCGCGTACAGATTCTTCACTGAAAAACCCTCCGTTCGGCATTAAGGGAAATACGCTTCGAAGTAATCACTTCGAACGCGTCCAACTCACGGATAGTAGGCACCATCCGGGCCTCCAACTTCTCACGCTCCAAATCCGCCAACTCGGACTCAGAAGCGGTCTCGGCGTATGACCGATGCAAATATCGAGGTACAGGGACTTGGAGAGAATTCCAATACGCAGTGCGCCGCCAGGAACGCCAGTGAACACGCGAATGGCCACCGATGCCAGGCCTACGTGACATCTGAATAAACGGCGGTTGATACCGGAACTCACGCAAGACCTCACCAGTGGAATAGTCAACCTCGGTCACATCTCGAGCCTCGTCCAGAAGACCAACCTTCTTGGCACAATATCCGGCGGCATAGCTAATGCGCCCTGGCGTGATCGCGTCTATCGTCGCGAACCCGCCATCCCAGGCACGTTCGACCAACGAAGCATCCGAGGTGCCGTAGAGAAGCGCGTGATAGTGCGGACGCCCGAACCTCTCCCCATACTCGCCACAGGCAAAGAACCGCAGAGAGGAAGGAGGCATACGCTTACGTAGCCGCTTAAAAAACCACTGCAGGTGCGACTTATCCAGGGACGGGGGAAGCTTAGCATCAGAGAACGTGAGAGTGACAAAACAGGAATCGCGATGACGAACGAACTCTAACGAATTACGAATAGCCCATTCACGCGCGCGAGATAAACGACAGCCCACGCACGAACCACAGGGCAAAAGCAAAGAGGAAGAGGAAAGAACGTCATCAGGAGACGAAAACTCACGAACCTCGCGAGAGCGAGAAATAACCACAGACCCGTCCAAGCACCTGGCAGCAGGGATGGGATGGGCACACGGCATTAGAGCCGGATGCCACCACGAGACACGGCCTTGACGTTCAGGCGATGCGTCTTCGACGCCCGAGCCTTGAACTTGCCGATGGAACGAGACTTCGACGACTTGCGCATACGAAGAACCTCCGAGTAGGGGAAAAACTGACCCCGATGGCATTCGCCCAGGGGTCAGTAAACACATATACGACAAGATAGGTATATGTGCAATGCGCCTAGGGCTGTCGCCCTGGGCGCGAATCGCTGTACGTCGGCAGAACTGCCGCCGACGCACAGCTAGGCCTTTGCGAGGGCGCAGACGGCCCCAGGAAGGCCTAAAACGCAACGGGGCTAGTCCGGTAGCGGTTGAACCGCCGAAGCCGTCCCGCGAACCCGTAGAGAAGAAAGCTCACGCCGCGCCCCCTGACGGGGTCGAGGGCGTGGCAGACCCTGGCGCAGCGCCGGCGCCATTCGGCGCGGGCGGTGCGCCAGGATCAGCCAAGCCCTT